ACTATCATTTGTTCCACAAGTTCTTCCTGCTCCGCCAGAATTTCCTTGTGATGGACTTGTTGGAGGTGTATTACCTGATCCTCCTGACCCTGGTGTTGAAGATCCTCCGCCACCAGAACCGCCAGGGTGTATACCTTGATGACCAAATGCAGCAATCCCACTCATATAGTTTGTGTATTGTCCTGGTGTAAGATTTTTACTAGACATATCTTGATACGCTTTATAAAGTTGAGGGTTGCTTTCTACATCTCCAAAAGAAAAAACTGCAGAAGGATCGAAAGACAAAAGACCTTGTTCTGCCATCTTGTTTGTTATTTCTTCACTTCCTGTTAATGCGTCCATTTTAGCAAAAGCTGCGTTAAGTTCCTCTTGAGTAGTAGCGTTTTGTATTTCTTCTTTTATTTGATTTGATACTAACTCTGCTCCAAAAACACCACCAAGAACACCACTTGCTTCTGCTGCTGCAAAACCTGAATCTATTAATTGTTGTTTTTGATTAAAATCTAAATTTTGAAAGTTAGATGTAGATTGATCTATTATAGATCTACCAGAACCATCATCTTTTCCTATATTATAAGCCAAGTTTATTGATTTTTGCATTTGCTCTTGTCTTTCTTGAGAAGCCCTAAAAGCTTCATGTGCTTCTCTGTTTCTTCTTTGTCTGTAAGTTTCTCCAGGACCTCCTGCTGCCGGATTTCCAGTTCCAGGAATTACAGTATCTAAATAAGAACCCTCATTTCTTTCTTGTTCTACTTTTGTGTCTCTTATTCTACCCGTGTTTTGATTGTTTTGTCCTGTTTGATTATTGTTTTGTGAAGAACCTCCTCCACTAGAAGAACGTATTACAAAAGGATTTCCAGAATATGAGCTGCTGCTACTGCTACTGCTTCTTCTACCTCTTGCTCTTCTTCTACCACCCATTATCTACCTCTGTTATAAAACTCGTCTTCTTGAATTCTTCTCAATAGTTGTTTTTCTCTTTCGCCTCTTTGAAATCCTTCTCTCATGTCACTGTAAAAATCACCAGATCCAAAATCAGCCATTTGTGGCATTTCCCCTCTGCCTCCATAAGGCAAAGGCATAATACTTACTTGATTGTTGTTGTAACCAGGAGAAGGAAATAAACCTCTGTCAATTAATCTTGGTCCTGCAACATCTGCCATCGTAGGTCTACGATTAGGATTGTCTCTTGGTCCAATAAAATTAGTTCGTGGATATTGACTCATGATACCTGCTTCTCTGTTAGAATCATCAAATGGCACAGGCACATTCATATCTTCATCTGCAATTGTATCTGTTTGACCCATAACAAAAGCTAGTTCTTCCGGTGTTAAATTATTAAAATATTTATTGCCACCATCTTGTGTAAAAGTATTACCTATGGGTTTATCTTGAGGATAAGTTATAGGAAAATCTTGTTGTGGGTAAGGTCTATTTGTGCCATCAAAGCCAAAAGTCTGTGCTGCGTAGTCTTGCATTTCTTCTTCGTCTGTATCTACATTTCCTGTAATGCCTTTTTTTTCAAATAAACCTTTTCCAAAATCAGAAACATTTTCTAAAAAACTAGCACCAGTTTGTGCTAATATTCCTGGTAAACCTCCAGCATCCATGTAATCCATCGCCAATCCAGTAAAAGGATACATTTTATTAAAAACTGGTTTGTTTGCTCTTCTTACATCTCCACTCATCTGCACATAATCATCTCTTACTGCCTGCGGAGACATGGCAAGAACTTCACCCATCATGTCTTTGCCAAATCTATTATGAAATCTTCTTCTTTGTTTTAATTCCTGCACACGTGGATCGTTACGATCCATGTTAGGCAGTTGAACTTGTAAATCTTTTATACGATTATAATTTTGTCCTTGATAACTACGCGCAAAATCTCGAACGTCGTCTCTTGAAGTCATCCCTTCATAACTTTTAGTAAAAAAGGGACGACTTTTTTCTGCTTGTCGAGTTAAATATTTTTCTCTTCCTTCCATTAATTAAATTGCTCCAATTATTAAAATAACTATTAGTGCAACAACTCCAGCTTTAATCCAATCTTTTGCTTTCCAGTTGTTCCATTCTTTGAGCCATGCCCAAATATCTTCTAGTAACTTCATATTACCTCCTCTTCTTTGCTTTTTTAGTCTTCTTACCTACAATACTTTTCAAACTCTTTGCTTGACCAGCATGTAGCTTAGAAGCTTTTTTAAGTCCCTTAATGACTTTTTTTATTTTACGCGTGGACGTAGAACCACCTTTGTTCATGGACATTTGCTGTCCTGTCTCACGTGCAAACTTTTGTGCCTGCTGTGCACCAGCAGACGTGTATGGAAATTTTTTTCCTCCTACTCTTGGCATCTATGTCTCCTAATGTATTGTTGGATTAGCATGATCTTTATAGATCTGCATAATCGCTGATTGATAGTCAAAACTATCAGCAACGGCTGCAAACATTTCTTTTGTTTGCTCGGCACCCAAAGCTTTCTCATACATGTTTCTAGTAACCGCCATAAGCGCACCACAAACTTGTAAGTAATCTTCTTCTTTGTCGATTTCACTGTGAGCTGCCTCTTCTATCTTAGTCATTGCATCTCTAAGTTTGATCAGTAGTTTTTTTTCTTTTTCCATTGCCGTTTGCATTTTGTTTCATGGCCTCCCTTGTGTTAGCCATGTTTTCTTTTAATAGTGCCATTGCTTCAGTAGAATCTTCTTTGTTAACGTCAGCTGCAACACGCATTAAATCAATTGTAGTATTAGCTTCAAGTTGATCTCTTTGTAAATCTAACTTCTCAGCGTCAACCATCATATCTTTTTGTAGTCTAGCTTGTGTTTCCATAGCTTTCAAGTCAATTTCTTGTTGTTTTAGTTTTACAAGAGGATCTTGAGCTTCTTTGCTTATTCTAGCTTCTTCATCAGACGCTAATTGTTTTGTCATTTGTGCTTCCATCTGTGCTTGTTCAGAAGCTTGTTGATTAACTAATTGATCCATTTGCTGTTGCAATTGTTGCATGGCCTGTGGATTTTGCTGTGCTTGTTGCATCGCTTGTTGTAACTCTTGAAGCTGTGGTGCATACTTTTGTTGCATTTGTTCTGACACTAACAAAGATATGTGCTCAGAGACGTGTGCTTGAAGCATGGCGTATAGCTGTGGATTTATCTGCACCATTCTAGTAAACATAAATTCTGCATGAGCAGCAATGTGTGCTTGATGGTCTTGCATAGGAAAAGGTTTTGGATCTTTGCCACGCATAGCAGACGCATTCTCCATTGCAGGTGACATAGGTTTTGGCATGTCAGGATCTGGCCTTAGTATACCTTCTACATTGTCAACACCCATGGCGTCATACATTCTTCTGTAAGCTTCACGTAAATTGTGTAACTGTGGTGCTGCTGTAGCTAATTGTAATTGTTGTTGTGCAAGTGTAATACGTTGTGCCATAGAAAATATATTAGGATCTGATACAGGCATGACGTCTACTCTGTTGTCAAAGTCAGCAGCTTTTATCATTTGATTACCACCTGCAACCATGTATGGATACTGTGGCGGTAAATATAATTGAAAAACTTTTGACAATAGTTTGAATTCTATTTTTTGTGCGTAGTGTAATCTCTTATGTATTGCACTCATAACTTTTGTACCACGCTCTATCAATGCCAGTGTTGTGCCTACAGGGTTCTGTTCGTTGCCTTCGCCCATCTTCATATCTGCTATTGCAGCAAATGATTTACCTGCATCTACAGCAAACCCTAACAATTGAAATAATACAGCTGATGGTTCTTTGTAAGGTAACATCATTAGTGATTCTTTTATAGACTGACCTGTTACATCTACATCTCTAAACTCACCTGGTTGTAATGGTTCGTCGTGATCACGTATACGCATACCTCTTGCCTTAAAACCTGCTGGCAGATTAGCAAGAGTTCCTGCATCAATCAGTTGTCGCAAAGCGCTTGTTGCAGTTCTTGATAATCCACCTAGCATGTGAATCAGACCAAATCCATAAAAGCCTAACCCTGGGAGGAACTTGTAATGTACAAAGTATTGATTTTTCATGAAGTTTGAATCACCTTCTGCATAGTTTCTTTTGATAGATAATATCTCTTGAGAGTATTGATCAATAGAAATTATGTAAGGTAATTTTACACCAGACGTATCTTCAAAACCTGGTACATCAGCATTAATATGCATCTCTAAAATAATGTGTTCGTCATCTCCAGATCCGTAACTTTTTTCAGATCCTTGTAATTCGTCCACTTTATCTGCTACATCGTCAGGATCAACTGAACCTGTAGCTAATTCTATGTCACGATAAAAACCTTGTAGTTGTTGCTTACGCACATCATTGCCACTAGTTTTTATTACGTGTGTAATTCTATCTGCTGATTCTAAATCTGTTGCCATGTAATTTATTACTAAATCTTCACCTGCAACAAACTTTGCACAAGCACGTTTCATCAAACCATCATAATAAACTTTTTTAAATGCAGAACCGCAAAGGGGTAGATAAAATAATAGTTGATCCATGTCTGGATCGTATTCTTGCATCACATCTGTGATTTGATAATTCATAAATTCTTGGACACGTTTTGCCTGATCTTCTACTTCAGGTGTTGATAATCCTATTACTTGAGTTCGTACGGGGCCGCTTGGGGGGAGAAGTTCCTTATATGCTTGGGCTTGAAACTGCGTAACAGATTCAGCTAATAAGGGATGTACGACCCCGGACGCTCCTTCGAACGGCTGTGTTCGGTCTTCATATTTGAAACCCAACATATCCAGACCCTTGATGTAGGTATCTTCCCAATCTTTTCTTGAGTCTTTATCCGCTTCGAATTCTGCTAGTAGATCACTTGCGAATCTACCTAATTCATCGTCTTCAATGTATTCTGCTAAATTAGCATCATGTGGTATGTTTGTTTTATCTATTGGTGCGTTTGGATCTAAATTAACTTCAGCACTACCGTCTTCCATTATTTCAAATTCAGGTTCAAACTCTACACCTTTAGGTGTAACATCTATTTCTTCACCAGTTGGCTCTATGTCCAGTGCACCTGTGAGTGCTTCTAATGCTTTGTCTATATTATTTTTATTATCGTCAGCCATTTACAGCTAATCCCCCTCTCTTGTATGCTCCTATACCTTTGCTAATTATATCCTGTGCTGCAGGATTATCTTTAATTATCAACGTAGGAACTTCGTATGCCCTATTACGATCATCAGTTATAACAGTTTTCATGAACTTTGCACCACTTTTCTTACCGACCTTTTTCATAGCACCTTGCGCTATTGGACCGTAGGCTGTG